TCCGTCGATGGAATTGGACTCATCAAAGATATTAAAAGAGTATACAATAATCATGGACGCTTCCAGACCACCAATGTGCTTAGTGCATCACTTAGAGATGTTAGACAAGTGGAACAATCATTTTTAATGGGTGCAGATGTATGTACCATTCCACCATTAATATTCTGGAAGATGTATAAAAACATTTTAACTGACAAAGGGTTGGAATTATTCCAAGCGGATTGGGATGATGTCAACAAATAAGTTTCCTTTTTCAGATGCTTATATAAAACCTTTTGAGAAAGGTGTGTTTCAAGGATTCTCACGTATAAAACCTTATATGAAAATTCCAGGATTAGGTAGTTTCTACACTAAAGATGAAGTAGAAAAATTACTCAAAGAAACATTAGATGAAGCAAGACGCATTGATGAAGAATCTATGCGTAAGCACAACAGAGATGCTACTATCATCAGTATGATACTTGGGTTCACTGCTCTTGCATTGTTTGTAGATGGTTTGTTGAGATTACTTGGTGTTATTCCTCCTTTCATGCATATAGATATTGATGTACTAGATAAGATTGTTGATAGAGTTGAGGATGATGTTATAGATCAATTGAAAAAAATACCAATCCAAAAATTCCTTAAATGAACGATACAACTGTCTTCTTATATTTCATTTGTTTTGCTGCTGTTGCAGGTGCAACATTTGCTTTTATGTGGAGATCCATGGGTTTTGTTATTAAAAACATGGAAAAGTATGTAGATAGACCATCTCGTAAAATACACCCAGAAATGTCAGATGTTAAATCTGGAGAAGAACTCCTAGTATTCAAGGCAGAAGATGAAGATGAAGATGATGACGGTGACATCATGATTGTTAGAAAATAATGTCAGAATTTATACAAAGACATATCGGACCTTCAGAGTCTGAACAAAAAGAGATGCTTACTGATCTTGGTTTATCAACCATAGAAGAATTAGTAAGAGAAGTTGTGCCAACTTCAATCTTACTTCGTGGTGATAGTAAATTACCAGAGGGTTGTAGTGAACAACAGGCACTTACAGAATTAAAAGATATTGCAAGTCATAATGTTGTTAAAAGAAGTTTGATAGGTCAAGGATATTATGGAACGATTACACCACCAGTAATACAAAGAAATGTATTTGAGAATCCTGCTTGGTATACATCTTACACTCCTTATCAGGCAGAGATATCACAAGGTAGATTAGAAGCACTATTTAATTATCAAACATTAATCACAGAACTTACTGGATTACCAGTTGCAAATGCATCATTGTTAGATGAAGGAACTGCAGCTGCAGAGGCAATGTTACTTGCACATAGTCAAAGTAAGAAAAAAGATTTTATAGTTGATGATAAATTATTTCCGCAAACATTAGAAGTATTACAGACAAGAGCAAAACCACTAGGTATCAATATTATTAAAATTGATTTTGATGGTTCAATACCAATCGCTTTCTTTGCTGATGCATTTGGAGTCATTGTACAATTACCAAATAGTCACGGTAATTTAAGACATCGTGATGGAGTATTAAGATTAGCAGAAGTTTGTAATTGTATGAAGATTGCAATTGTAGATCCAATGGCACAGGTTCTTATGCAACCTGTAGGTGAGTGGGGATTTGATATTGCAGTTGGTAGTATGCAAAGATTTGGTGTGCCAATGGGATTTGGTGGACCACACGCAGCTTTCTTCGCAACAACAGACAAATATAAAAGAAAAATACCTGGTAGAATTGTAGGACAATCTGTAGATGCTCAAGGTAACAAAGCACTACGATTAGCACTACAGACTAGAGAACAGCATATAAGACGAGATAAGGCAACATCTAACATTTGTACAGCACAAGCATTACTTGCAAATATGGCAGGATTTTATGCTGCATATCACGGAGCAGAAGGTCTTAAAAATATTGCAACTCGTATTTTAACTTACCGTGAAATACTTAAAAAAGGATTGACTTGGTTAGGTATTGAAGTTGATGATACTGAAGGTTTTGATACAATCCGATTTAAAAGTTTTCTTGTAGTTGAAGGTTTTAATGTAAGATATGAAGATGACCATACTTTAATTACTTTAGATGAACTAACCACTCTTGAAGAGATACAAACTCTAATTAATTCACAACAAGATCTTGTGAATAAAAATGATACGATTGATCATATTGTTGAAGCAGTTGGGAGATACAAATGGAAGTATGTTCCAGAGAGAACAAAACCTTGGTTAAGACAAGATGTTTTTAATCGTTATCACAGTGAAACTAATATGATGAGATACATCAATGAGTTAGTATCTAAAGATTTTTCACTTGTGAATGGTATGATGCCACTTGGTAGTTGTACTATGAAATTAAATGCAGCATCAGAGTTGATGCCTGTAAGTTGGAATGAGTTTGCCAATATGCATCCATTTGCACCAGAAAATCAAACACTTGGATATCAAAGAATTATGTTTGATTTACAAGAATGGTTATGTGATATCACTGGATTTGAAGAAGTATCATTACAACCAAATGCAGGTTCACAAGGAGAGTATGCAGGTTTACTTGCGATACAAGAATATCACAGAAGTAATGGTGATACTAAAAGAAATGTGTGTTTGATACCGACAAGTGCACACGGAACTAATCCTGCATCAGCAGTAATGGCAGGTATGAAGATTGTTCCTGTCAAATGTGATGATGAGGGTAATATAGATTTAAAAGATTTAGAGAAGCAAGCAATAATGAATACCTTTGAGTTGTCTTGTATTATGATTACATATCCATCAACTCACGGTGTATTTGAACCAACTATCAAAGACATCTGTAGAATCGTTCACGAAAATGGAGGACAGGTTTATCTTGATGGTGCAAATTTAAATGCTCAAGTTGGATTAGCAAAACCTTGTGAATATGGAATTGATGTGTGCCATATGAATTTACACAAAACATTTTGTATTCCTCACGGTGGTGGTGGTCCTGGTGTTGGTCCGATTGGTGTTGCAGAACACCTTGTTCCTTTTATGAATCACAGAGTATCAGCAGCAATTCAAGGTAGTGCATCTATACTTCCAATCAGTTGGATGTATATAAGAATGATGGGTGCTGATGGATTAAGAAAGGCAAGTGAAGTATCTCTACTTACTGCAAATTGGTTAGTACATCGTATCGAACCTTTCTTCAAAGTATTATATAAAGGTAACAACGGAAGAGTGGCACACGAGTGTATCTTTGATGTTCGATATTTTGATGGTATTAGTGCTGAAGATATAGCAAAAAGATTAATGGATTATGGTTTTCATGCACCGACATTATCTTGGCCAGTTACAGGTACAGTAATGGTTGAACCAACTGAAAGTGAGTCATTAGAAGAACTTGAAAGATTTGGTGCAGCAATGGTAAGTATCAGAAGAGAGATTGATAAGAACAAAGATATCTTGAAAAACTCACCTCATACAGCTAGGGTTGTAAGTTCGGACAAATGGGAGTATAATTATAGTCGTGAAGAGGCAGCATATCCCGCCAATCAAACTAATAAGTTTTGGCCAGCGATATCACGAATTGACAATGTTTACGGAGATCGTAATCTTGTTTGTTCTTGTGCAAACTATTTTGATAATGAAGATGGAACTAAAAGACTGGTTAAACTCAATTAACCAAACAAAGAAAAATTTAATAGATGAAGACCCTTCTGTAGAGAAAGATTATCCTCCATACATTATTAATCGTTGTTTCTCTGGACACTTAGATGCAGTCCTTTTTGCTAACGAAATGAATAAGTATAATTTCTTACCAAAGCGGATGCAATACGACTTTTATATAAATACTCTCAGAACTAAGAAGAGATACTCTCCTTGGCTTCGTAAGGATATGATTAAAGACCTTGATTATGTAAAACGTTATTATGGATATAGTAACGAAAAAGCAAAACAAGCTTTAAAAATTCTGACAAAAAAACAACTCAACTTTATAAAATCTAAATTTGATACTGGAGGAGCGAAATGAGTGTTGTTAAAGAACCTGTCGTCACATGGTCTCCCGACCAAATGGTGGAGGTAACATTGAATGAACCAGATGATTTCCTGAAAGTCAGAGAAACTCTCACAAGAATTGGTGTAGCAAGTAGGAAAGAAAAGAAGATATATCAAAGTTGTCACATACTTCATAAACAAGGAAGGTATTATCTTGTCCACTTTAAAGAACTTTTTGCTCTTGATGGAAAACACGCTAACCTTACTTCTAATGATGTTCAGCGTCGCAACCGTATTGCTCAGCTTCTTGCTGATTGGGGATTGGTTGGTGTTGTCGATGTAGTTCGCATTCAAGATATTGCACCTCTAAATCAAATTAAAGTATTGTCATATAAAGACAAAGGAGACTGGATATTAGAAACAAAATACAATATTGGTGCTAAAAAGAAGAAAGAAGAGGGGGAGGGTTGACACCTCCTTTTTTTATGCTATACTATATTTGTTGGACGCAACATGGGAGTGACTGAATAAACTTACTGGCAACCGCTGGTTAAGGTGATGAGACACAGGTGGTGCTGCTGCTCGCAAGGGTAGAACCGATCAACCAATCGGGTCTCAGGCAAGGACGTTTTTACTTCTGTAGTAATGCCCGTTCTTTGTTGGTACACAGGAATCCAACCTCCCTCTTAATTTTCAAAAGCTATGCTAGTTCACAGACCTTGGGGAACCTACGAAACATTATTAGATGATGATAACTATAAAGTAAAAAGAATCATCATTCTACCCCAACAACAAATTTCACTACAGTATCACAATGATAGAGAAGAGCATTGGACGATAGTGAGTGGATCTGGCACAGTAAGAGTTGGTGATGATACTTTTAAAGCAGTTCTTGGATCAAGATTTTTTATAAACAAAAGACAATTACATCGTGCAACGGCTGATAAAGACTCTCATTTAGTCTTTGTTGAAGTGCAGTTAGGCGATTGTAATGAGAATGACATCGTTAGATTAGAGGATCAGTATGGACGAGAAGGTTTTAAATACGAAGATTAGTGTAAGGTGTAGAGACTGTAACAAAGAACTCCAAAGTCAGTCAGGAAAGACAGTAACGTGCGGATGTCCTAACATGGTGACGATTTTTGATGAAGTCGTGACAGCAAACGACCTAACTAGGGTAATTATGTTAAACTCTACTAAAAAGAAGAAACATGAAAACAAATTATCTGCACAAGATCTTGCCTTTCACGAGAAAAGAAAAAAAAGAAAGATTAGAAAACTTGACTTTGAAGTAAGATAGAGGTATAAATGATTAAAGCATTAATTAGGGAATTCCCTGTCACAGATATACTGGATGATATGACAGAAGAAAAAATCAGAAGGTATGCCTACACGAAAGATGAGGTGGATGCACTGATTGCAGAGGCAGTTGCTGAAGCAAGAAGAATTGATGAAGCATCGATGGCAAAACATAATCGTGAGGCCACAGTTATCTCTATGATTCTTGGATTCACAGCACTTGCATTGTTTGTTGATGGACTATTACGTTTACTTGGTATCATTCCACCATTCATGGAGATTGATATCAACATTCTAGATAAGATAGAAACTGATATCATAGATAAGATTAAACAAGTTCCTATACAAAAGATACTTCAACAGGGTTTTAGATGAATGATCTCTCTGTGTTATTATATTTCATCATGTTCGCCATTGTCGTGGGCATGACTTTTGCATTTATGTACACGATGATGAGATCAACATTAAGAGAGTTTGATAGCCCAAGACAAACAAGAAATGTTCATCCGGAAATGCGAGATGTGCAATCAGGAGATGAACTATTGGTTTTTAATGCTGATGATGATGAAGATGACGATGGCGACATCCTCGTTGTCAGAAAATAATGTTAAGATATTATTAAATTTATTGTAATGCACTTGAACTGTACTATAATGTAATTAAGTAAAGGAGGACTATGGCACTTACTGTTATTCACGAACGTTATCCCTATCGTTATGTTGATGTAGGTATTCTTGAAAATGGATATCCAGATTATAGAATACAAAAATATAATGAGGATACAGGAAGATATAAAGACATGTATCTCTGCGACAATGGAGATCAGTTAGAAACAGCAATGGAAGACTTTGAATATACTAAGTGGCTTGATCCCGCAGATGTTCCTTGCTATAATAGAACTAAATAGAAGAAACATTCTAAGATTATGGCAGCAAAAGGAACAGCAGCAAAATCTGCAAGCGGTGCTTCTATGTCAAAGTATGACGTAGAAGTAGAGGCAAGATTAGTCGCACTCGAAGCAGCAGTAGAAGAACTCAAGTCACATACACACTCTGGTGGTAGTGATGATAGAGTTGATAAGATCATTGCTCACATGGCAAAGAAAGAAGACATTGGCGACATTTTTTAAATCAT